CACAGGGTCTTGCGCGCTGGAAAGCTTATGTCTGTGCGATGAATCAAAATAATCGCTCGTATAATAAAAAGATGTACGATAGACATAATAGGAAAGCAAACTGCTGAACCCATCGGGGCGAATTTGTTGGTTATCAATTCGTCAATGCTGATGTATTCAGTGCTCTCATTAACCCTCAAAATACGTCGAGAGCTAACGGCTAGCAACATTTTTTGAATAACAGGAGTTAGCTTCGTCATCTCGCTTACAAGCATTCTTGCAATACGATCGGATGCTTCAGATTCATCTATTGTCGCGTCTTCACGCGTACTAGACGACTCCAGTGCACGTTTTTGGTGCACTTCCTGTTCGTTTAGTGGGAGTTGTTCCCCCAGTTTACGAGTTATATGTTGCTTCAGCAAACGGCGTAGTGCTTGCTGTAAAAACTGAGCTTCATTTGCTTCTTTGCATATTCCCCTCCACTTCCTGAATGTTTTAGGAACGAGAAGGTACTCAGAATACTGAGTTTCGTGTGCTCCTTTGAGCAAACGTTTGTAGTTACGCGACTCGTCAAAGATGTCTCCCAGGGATGAATAAAACCAATCTTCATATGGAAATACATCATGTAACTGTTTGTACATCACCCGCGGCGCGAAGCGCAAGTGTTTTGGTACCGAATCAACAGTAGCTCCAGGCCCAGGCCTGGGCACAAAATGCGGACTGTCAAAGTCCAAATCATGTGCGAATTGTTGCCACTGCGTAGTAACAGAGTCCATTATCGGGCTCAGCTCTTCGCTTGTAAAGTTTATCTTACCAAGCAATTCATCGGTAGAGCAAAAATCATCCCAATGCTGTTGATGACAGTGTACGTCAGGTTCGCCACGGTATTTTTTGCCGCAGCTCGCAATATTGTAAATCATTGCGAGGGCGAGAGCCTGTTCTTTTGTGCTATAATTCTTTTCGTTTGTAGCAATCTCGGTAAGTCGTCTCAAAAAGACCGGTCTACCGGTGCGTCGTGTTCGTTTAAATGACGCATGGAAGGTGTCTCCCGTACCCTCTAACTGGCTCAAAACACCAGACATAAGAGTTGGAATGACATCAGCTACAAACACAAACCCCTCGTTTTTTAATCGCCTAGAAACACATTGGCAATCACGAGTGAAGTCAGCAGAACTATACAGCATGCACAGAGAGTTATGAGCGTCAGACAGCAAATTAAGAAGGTATCCTTCAAAGAAAACCAGAAGGTCCGCCTGACACTGCTTTTGATGTTCCCTATCCTTACGTAACCTTTCCGCAATGGACAGGTCCTTACCCAGATTAGTGTATTGGCTTTTCGGATTGCGCATCGCTGCGTTAATCTCCAGCTTACGACACTTCTACTGTTAAATCTGGACATCCACAATCTTTAAATACGATTGAGGAGCTTCCCTTGTACTGTAGCAGTAGCGCCGGCGATGAGAATCGTCAAACGCTTTTGCAAATCCGCAACGACATGTTCTTTATGGATAACCATAGAGATATTGAAAGTGCAGGGATACAGTGTGCCATCGGCCGTTGGCAACGCTTCGGTAACTTGAAGCACGCCGCGAGCCACATTAGGGGAAGATTCATCGAACTTTGATTTCAAGAGGGCTTTGGCCGAGGCTGCAGCCGCTAAATCTTTCCATACCTGGACAAATGCTTTACCGTCCGTTCTGGAATTTTGAAATGTAAAGGTTCGATTGGCGGTTCCGTCATTAATAACAACGGGATCAGTATAAGTAGGCATAAGACGATACTCCTATATGTATAAAGTGGAAACGTCCACGGGCGTCCCGAAATTGGGAGATTGGAGTCAAAATAACCACGCTTTTGCTAGTGCCAACATGTTCCAGTTTTGCCTAGTCGAAGGTACTTTAAAAATAGGGACGATTAATCCCTTCTTCGGCACAGGCTGGTTCCAACGTTGGTACTTAGAACTGTATACGCCACAGTGGCGTACCCATTTGTCAACGGCGGGATCTAAGATCTTACCGTCAATGATATGGTTACAGAGCCAGGAGGAAATCGGACGCAGAACATCGCTAGTCCCCTGATACTCAAGGAGAGATTCGCAATACTCCACTGGCTGAAAGTCGAGGTTCTTGTCGACTTCAGACATCTTTAAAGCTTTAGCTACTTTGCAAAAGTAGTCGAATAAGAAGGATCCTGGTAACATATTCCAGAACTCTTCCAGAGTACCTGTTAAGCCCCAATATCTTGCGAATGCCTCCGTCTGATCAGATAAGTTATACTGATATTTGTAACGGAGGGTGGCAGTAGCTTTTACAAAAGATTCAAGCTTTTGTGCCATCCACACAGCATCAGAATAAGATGCAGTACCAATTGTGGAATCATTCTTAAGATACTCAGAATAGTGCCGTGTTTGTTGGCTCAGCCCCTTGGTTTTAAAATCAGCCAAGGCGACCTGATATTCTGTTGCAGCAGCTGACACGTAGGCAGCGATGTCTTTCATCGTTGGTAAATATGCCATAGTATACGTCAGCCAGGACTTAGCAGCTGCCGAGGTTGCTTTACCGCTATAAATTTCAGCGGCGGATAACCCAAGATCTCTTTCGAAATCCCGAGGTCTCTTTTTGCTACTCGGTTTGACAGCTCCTCCGTAAACAGCAGCGTCCCAATACTTGTGTGACCAATTGTTAATTGAGTCCCAAAGTTTAGAATTCGGATTCATTACTGATCCGAGTGCATGCACCGCCTCTTTGAAATCCTTCAGCTCGAACATGAAGTTCAATGCCTGAAAATCGGATTCAAATCTGGGCGTCATGGATGCCATTGCTCTCGACCGGAAAAAGTCGTCAATCTCATACCCCCCTTTAAGAACAGGGTCATGGCTAGGGGTAGTCCATCCATACCTATGACAGCATAGATGTCTAATGCTTCTGCCTGGCCATCCCGAAATTCCACGAATTAACTGACCGTGGGGGAACGAAAATGACTTGTTCACTTTTGTATGAACACAATCGTTCCATTTCGGAGGTCTGAACTCTGTACTCCACATCGTCTCAACCCCTGCACCAAGTGAGGGGTGCCTACCCAAAGTAAGATCTTTTGGTGACAAGTAAAATCTGCTCACCATGCGCTCTTGTCCATCGTCAATACAAGTTTTATTATTGACAATAGGATAATACAGAGCTTCCCCCGAATATTGTCCATAGGGGAATGACTTACCAAAATCAGGGTAGGGATCAAGACGCGTTTTATACATAAAGCTCTCCTGTGAAAAAAGTGTGTAGCCCCCCCCCCAATGGG